GTAGTTGTCAATGTTTCGTTCTTGAGTTGCACTAATGCAGTTCTTTTCATCTGCATGTAAGCATCAAGTTGTTCAGTTGTCATTGCCACAATTCTTTTCATCCATACTTGGCCGGGTAAATCAAGGGCATCTTTTTTTAAAACACGGTATGAAAATTTTTGTAACTTATAATTTAATTCATCTAAATTTTTATATCCTGTTACCTTATTAAAAGACCGTCCTCCAAAAGATAATTTTTGCATCTGACAATGACGAGCCCTAAAAGTATAGATAGAGCTAAACCCTAATAATTCATGATTTAAAAAATTACATTGCGAATACAAATCTTCAGGAGATTTGGTAACAGGAGAACCTGTCATAATAACACGGTAACGCGATAAGAAACCTAGTTTAATAATAGCTTTGGTTCTTATCGCACTTGGGTTTTTAATGACCGTGCTTTCATCGACCACCATAAGGGATTGGCGTGTCATCAGAAATCTATCTGCAAACTTGCGACCACGTTCCGTGGTAAACGCATCAACATTCATAATTAAAATATTAAAATAAACTTTTTCTGAAACAAATAATGTTGATAATTCTTCTTCATGCTTTTTAGTTTTTTGTCCTGTCCATACAACAACATTACGATCAACATGTTCAGGCATATGTGTTTCAATTTCATTTACCCAGGTTCCCTTAACACCATTAGGACAAATAACAAGAATTCCCCCTATAAAACCATTGTCATAAAGAAAAGAAGATCCATCAATAAGGACTTTCGTTTTTCCACAACCCATTTCCATTAATAAAGCAAATTCTCTTTCCCCTCTCTTAAAATGATTGAGCATTGCTCCCAGAGCAGCCATTTGATGATTGTAAGGCTTTGTTTTAAAGCTATATTTAAGAGTAGTCATACTTTCTATAATTCTAATTTTAATCTTACCTAACATTTTTCTTGTGTATTTAAAATAAAAATAATATAGACTGCTTCAGAAAGATGAAAGAGACAGAAAACAAGGGAAAAGTATATGTCATCCAAGAGGTGTCAAAGTTTAATGTTATTTCTGCTAGAGAATATGGGGAATTAATCCCAATTTTTGAAGAAGGAAAACAGATTATGCTTTCACCTGGTCCTGCTATTCGCAAGGCTAAGATGATATTAAAAGATTTTAATGATAATGATTATTTATTATTAATAGGTGATCCTTCAATGATTGGGTTAGCTTGCTCAGTAGCAGGTTATAATAATCGTGGTAAGTATAAAGTTTTAAAATATGATCGCCGTACTTTTACATACTACCCCATACAGATAGACTTAAATGAAAGGAATAACTATGACAGAGAAAGTTGATTTTACAAATTATTTACCTGAAGAAGAAAAAAAATCAGTTGATATTTCAGAAGTAAAAGATGTGTCTGAAGCATCCAATAGATTTTTAAAAATTGAAAGCGATATACTCGCTTTAGAGGATCAAGTTAAAAGAAAAAAAGCAGAACTCATGCAAATGAATGATTCAATTGTTCAATTGATGGAGTCACGCGGTGTTAAAGAAATTAAACTGACCAATGGAGATGCAGTTAGTTATAAAGAATTTTATAAAGGCTCTATCTCTAGAGATAAAGAAGCTGAGGCTTTTGGATGGCTAGAAGAAAATGGCCATGGAGATTTAATAAAAAATATTGTGTCAGTAAGGTTTGGAAAGGGAGAAAACGAAAGTGCTTCTAGATTAATAGATGATCTTGAGCAAAATGGTTTAGTTCCTGACCAGAAGCGCAAGGTCGAGCCCATGACCTTGAATGCCTTTTTAGGTGAACAAATAAAAACGGGCAAAGACGTACCTACAGAAACATTTGGTGTGTTTATGGGGTACAAAGTAAAAATTAAACGAGGAAAATAACGATGAATGATGTAGCGAAAAAAAAGAAAAGCGAAATATCGACTAAAGTTATTGACTTTTCAAGCCACGCTGGTGTTGGTTTTGAAAATGTTAATGCTCAAGAAATGGCAATTCCATTTTTAAAAATTGCTAGTTCTCAAACTCCAGAGGTAAAAAAATCGAATGCCAAGTTTGTAGAAGGACTTGATCAAGGAGATATATTTAACTCTGTGACTAAAGATTTTTACAAATCTATTCTTGTAGTGCCTTGTGCATTTAGAGTACGATGTGTTGAATGGTCTCCACTTGGTGAGGGAACAGGAGCACCTGTAAAAATTTATAAGCCTGAAAACTGTCCACCATTAACGCGTGGAGCGGACGGCGAAGACCATTACATGATTAATGGTGCAGTAAGCCCTACTTACATTGTAAGAACGGCTGAGTATTTTGTTTTACGATTAAATGATGATGGCAGTTATGAGAGATGTCAAATTATTATGCAGAAAACTCAATACAAAAAATCCCGTTATTGGAATACTATGATGTCAAATCAAAAATTTCAAAATGCAAATGGGTCACTAGTAACATTACCTGTGTTTGCGAATGTATACAAAATGGAAGGTGTACAAGAAGCAAATAAAAAGAATGATTGGTGGGGTTGGAAAATAACACTAGATAAATCAGTTAATGATTTAAAATCTCCAACTCAAATTGTGGAGGAAGCTAAACATTTTCATGAGCTTGTTAGTTCTGGATCTGTTGATCCAGCACCAGAAGCATTAAATGATAATGAAGAAAAAGATATGAAGGACATCACGCCAAATGCGGATAGTGGTGTTTTAGGATCTTAATTCTTTTTTCAAGTTAGAGGGCGAATAACCTTCCGATAGTTCGCCCTCTATTTATTATTTATATGTATGAAAGTAGAAAAGTTTAAAAATATATTTAAAGGGCTTGAAAGAGCTCACGGCGAGTATCGGTATACTGATATAAAAGTTAATGGAAAAAGAGACGGTAAAATGTTTACCAAGCATGAACCTCCTACTTTACAAATGTATCAGGATCATTTGGATGGAAAAGAACCTGCTTTAGGAATTGTTCCTATTCGGGATGATGCAACATGTTTTTGGGGGTGTATTGATATTGATGAATATCCTCTTGATCATAAGAAAATATTATCAAAAATAAGAAAGTATAAGCTGCCATTAATAATGTGTTCATCTAAATCTTTTGGAGCACATATTTTTCTTTTTTCATTAATTCCTCAATCAGCAAATTTATTTCAACAAAAACTTAAAGAAATTTCTTCTTACTTAGGTTACGCAAATGCAGAAGTTTTTCCTAAACAAACTCAATTAGCCAATGAGAAAGACACAGGATCTTGGTTAAATTTACCTTATCATGGTGAAACGCGTTGGGCGTATCTTGATAACGGAGAGGGAGCTTCTCTTGACGAATTTTTTTCTTTATATGAGAAGTATGTATGTAAAGATATTAGTAAAATAACAATTAAGATAAAACAAGAAAAAATACGAGAAGGACCACCATGTCTTCAAATTTTAACTACACAAGGATTTCCGGCAGGAACAAGAAATAATGGTTTATTTAACATAGGAATTTTTTATAGAAAATCTAATCCAGATAATTGGGAAAGTCTAATGGAAAGTTATAACCGAGAATATATGGACCCTCCCTTAAATGCAAATGAAGTTACAGTTTTACAAAAACAAGTAAGATCTAATAAAACCGATGGTTCTCTTAAATATTCTTACCGCTGCAATGATCAGCCCATTGTTTCTGTTTGTCAAAAATCTTTATGTAAAATGAGAAAATATGGAATAGGACAATCATCAATTGATCACCCTACTTATAGTGAGTTATCGTGTTTGGGAACTGTTCCCCCTATTTGGTTTTTGAATGTAGGGAATGAAAGAGTAGAATTTAATGATTTAGGAGTTTTATATAATCATTCTTTATTACGAAAAGTAATTGGAGAACAATTAAAAATATATGTTCCCAGAGTTAAAGCTAGTGATTGGGAAGAAATAGTGGCTCAATTATTTGAGAGTATAAAAATAGATGAAGTTCCCGCTGATGTATCCAAGGTAGGAGAATTTTTAGATTATTTAAAAGAATTTTGTTTAGGAAGAGGAGAGGCTTTTAAAATGGATGAATTAGAAATGCAAAAAGCTTTTACGGATTATGACAGTAAAAAAACATTTACACGAAAGAAAAAAGAATTTGAAGCAGTTCCTACTTATCTACGATTAGTAGATCTTTCAAAATGGTTAGAAAATAATAAAAATTTTAAAGTTCAAAGAGTATGGATTGTTCAAAGATTAAAAGAAATAGGCGGGATGAGTGTGTTAGTATCAGTAAGAAAAGTACAAACTCGTGCATGGGTCATACCTGCTTTTGAAAAATCAGAAGAGGAAATTTCAACTCCATCTGTGTTAAAAAGCAATGATGAACCTTCAAAAGAAAAAACAGTATTAGGAGGGGACGATGAAGAGGAAATACCATTTTGATCAATATTATTTTAGGACCTCCAGGAACAGGAAAAACAACAACTCTTTTAAATATTTGTCATCAAAAAAAAGAGCAGGGAATTTCTTGGGACAAGATAGGTTTTTTTTCTTTTTCCAAAAAAGCTGCATACGAAGCTCGAGACAGAGCAAGAGAAAAATTTCAGGCTAGTAAAGATGATTTAATTCATTTTAGAACTTTACATAGTTTTGCTTATAAACATCTTCCGATGAAAGAAAATAGTTTGATGAAAAGTAAACATTGGAAGGAGTTATCTAAAATAATTGGGTTTGATTTAGTTTTTGATACAAATGATGATTCAATTTATTCTAACTCTAATCATGCTTATGTAAATTTAATAAATTTATCTAGGCTTAAAAATATTCCTTTAAAAGATGCTTGGAATTATGGGGATCATACAATTAATTGGTCTAAACTAGATTATTTAAATAGATGTATTGAAGAATACAAAGAACAAAATAAGTTATTTGATTTTAGTGATATGATTATTAATTACACAAATGACACATTTTTAACACAGTTTGATGTGCTTTTTATTGACGAAGCTCAAGACATGCCACGCATTCAATATAATATGGTGGATAAATTAATAAAGAATAGTAAAGAAACATATATTGCCGGAGATGATGATCAGGCTATTTTTAGATGGTCTGGTGCTGATGTAGATAAATTTATTAACTTAAAAGGTAATGTAACAGTATTAGATAAATCTTATCGTTGTCCAAAAAGAATTTATCGATTAGCTAATTATATTATTACACGAATTCAAAATAGGAGATCTAAAAATTGGGAGCCCAAAAATACAGAAGGAAAAGTAATAAGGGTAGCTCATTTAAAACACATTGATTTATCAACAGGTAATTGGCTGCTCTTAGGAAGAACTAAAAAAATTAGAAACGAAATGATTGAAGATTTTTTAAAAGAAAGGGGATATTGGTATGGAAGAGGGGATCATCGTCCTGTTCCTCCGTCTACTTTAGATGCTATTGAAACATGGCAACGTTTAAAGAAAGGTGAAACAGCTTCTTTATTAGATGTAAAAAATTTATATAATAAAATTAAATCAGAAATAAATAAAAATGGAAAAGGAATAAAGAGGGGAGGAAAAACTTTTAAAGGTGAAACTGAAGAATCATTATTTACATTACAAGATTTAAAAAACAATCACGGATTACTCTCTGACGGTAAATGGTATGATGTCTTAGATAACATTTCAGATTTTGATATTGTATATCTGAGAAGATTAGAACAAGTTGGGGAAAATATTAAAGGCGAACCGCGTATTCGCGTTTCTACTATCCATCAAGCAAAAGGTGGGGAATGCGATAATGTAGTAATTCTTTTAGATTTAGGAAGAATAGTTTATAAATCTTATACTAAAAATCCTGATGATGAACATCGTGTGTTTTATGTGGCAGTTACAAGAACGAAAGAAAATTTATATATGGTGGAAGCACAAACACATCAAGGATATAGAATTTAATGAAGAAAGAGGAAGTAAAAAAATTAGAAAAATGGTTAGAAAAAAATGATAAAAGAGTAGCTAAATATTTAGTTAAAGAATGGGGTTTTGATCCTAAATGGGTAAAAAAATCACACGAGAAAATGAAAAAAAATAGGAGTAAATAATGCAGCACAATTTTAGTTTTACACAATCTGAATGGATTCCTCCTCATGAGTTACCTAATATTTTTGATGCAAAAGTTATTGCTTTTGATTTAGAAACATATGATCCAGGATTAAAATCAACAGGTCCAGGATGGACTACTAAAAATGGCCATATAATAGGTATAGCAGTAGCGGTAGAAGGATGGAAAGGTTACTACCCTATTCGTCATGAAAATGGTTTTAATTGGGATAGAAAAAGAGTTCTTAACTGGTTTAAAAAATTAATGCAAACAGATGCTATTAAAGTGGCTCACAATGCTATTTATGATTTAGGTTGGCTTTATGCTGAGGGAATAGAAGTTAAAGGACCTATTGTTGACACAATGATTATGGCCCCTATTATTAATGAAAATAAATTTTCTTATGCTTTAAATGCTGTGGGAAAAGATATGTTGAATGAATATAAATCTGAAAATTTATTAAAACAAGCTGCTATTGAATTTGGGGTAGATCCCAAAAATGAAATGTACAAATTACCTGCTATTTTTGTAGGCTCATATGCAGAACAAGATGCTGATTTAACTTTACGTTTATTTCAACACATGAGACCCATTATAGAAAAAGAAAGTTTAACAACTGTTTATAAATTAGAAATGGAATTAATTCCTGTTATATTTAATATGATTAAAAAAGGAGTAAGAGTAGATGTTGAAAAAGCAAGACGTTATAAAAAAACTTTTAAAAGTACAGAGAAAAAAATACTAGATGGTATATTGGCAAAAACGGGTATTGCAGTTGATGTTTGGGCTGCAGCAAGTGTGGCACAAGTTTTTGATAAACTTAAAATAAAATATCCACGCACAGAAAAAACAAATGCCCCAAGTTTTACCAAAGATTTTTTATTACATCATTCTCATCCTATTGCTCAACAAATACAAAGTGCTAGAGAATACAATAAAGTTCAATCTACTTTTATTGATACTATTTTAAAACATGGAGAAACAGGTAGAATTCATGCAAGTATTCATCAAATGCGTGACGGCGAAGCGGGAACAGTTTCTGGACGATTAAGTTATTCAAATCCAAATTTACAACAATTACCTGCTAGAAATAAAGAAATTAAAAAACAAATTAGAGGATTATTTTTACCTGAAGAAGGAGAAACGTGGGGAAGTTTTGATTATTCCCAACAAGAACCACGGATCGCGTCTCATTATGCTTTTAAACTTGGATGTGAAGGAGCTCAAACAATTGTAGATGAATATCAAAAAAATTCTGATGCTGATTTTCATAATATTGTATCGGAAATTGCTGCTATTGAAAGAGATCAAGCTAAAACAATTAATTTAGGATTATTTTACGGAATGGGAGTTAATAAATTATCTAATGAGTTACAAGTAAAAGTAGAGATAGCAAAAGAAATTTTATCTCAATACAATAATAAAGTTCCTTTTATTAAAGATTTAGCAACAAGAGTTTCTACATATGCTAACAGCGAAGGATATGTTTCAACATTGAGGGGAAGAAAATGTCGTTTTGAATTATGGGAACCAACTACCTTTGGGGTATTTAAAGCATTACCTTTAGATCAAGCTAAATTAAAATATGGTAAACATCATCATTTAAAAAGAGCAGGAACATATAAAGCTTTAAACAGATTAATACAAGGATCTGCTGCGGATCAAACAAAGCAAGCAATGATTAATTTATATAATGAAGGTTTAACACCATTGATACAAATTCATGATGAACTAACTTTAAGTTTTGATGGGTCGGAAGAAATAAAAAATAAAATTATTTTTACAATGGAAAATGCAATTGAATTATCTGTTCCAAGTAAGGTTGATTGCGATATTGGAAAATCATGGGGAGAAGCGACTTAAAATTTTTCTTGACTTTAAGTATTATATAGTATAATATAATATTATATTAAAGAAAGGAAAATAATGAGTATAAAATTAAATAATAATGAAAGAAATATTCTTATACATGCATTAAAATTGTATGCTGATGATATTATAAATAAAGAAAATATAGATGTATCATATCGTTGGACAAGAAAATTGTCTGTTATAAAAATACCAGATTACATTACACCAGAATATGGTAATGAAAACAAAGACAAAGATTCTTTTTCATATGAAAGTTATTGTAATATAACGGCTAAATTATTTAATGATAAATAAATGAAAAAAACTTTACATGAAAAATTAATTATAAGATCTATTGAACTTGATAGGGTCGCGTTACGCGACCCTATAACACCGAAACAATGGAAAGATAGAAAAGATTGGGATAGAATAAAAAATATTTTAAATAAAAGATATGAAAATAAAACTTAATTTTCTAATGCTTGTTCCAATAATACTTCAAGGCGTATCACTCGTTCTTTTATTTCTGGTATGTCTTGGAGTATTATCATTTCTAATTGGTTTTGTTTTGATTCAACTGCTTCTAATCGTTGGGACATCATGCCATAAGTTACTCCGGCTGTTACTAAAATTAACCCAAGCCAAATAATATTTTTAAGATTTGTTTCCATTAAATTACCTTATTATAAAACAAGCCAGCTTTAGGTTCATCTGTTCCCATACCACTTATACCTGCTTCTATTGTTCCTCCTAAAAAGTCTTTTGAATATGTAATTCCAGGATTTTGAACATTTACATCAAATCCTTTGTTATCGCTTAAGCTTTGTAATGTATCACTAATTGCGGGAGCAAAAGAAGTGTTTTCAGCTATCTTTTTCCTGTTGTTACTCTCTTGATCCATTAGGATTTGGGGCTCATTAGTAATTAAGGGAGAAAAAGTGTTTTCAGCTACTTCAAAAGTAGAAGGAAGAGAATTTACAATTCCCGATGATAAGTCTGTCGGAGAAATGTATTGAAAATTATCTAAAAGTTGTTTTGCTTTTAAGTAATCCCCACTAGTAAGAGCATTAATGTTGGTTAAGCGATTAAGAGTGTTTTCAAAATTAGGGGGAAGAGCCCTAACATTTTGAGGATTAACAAGAGCATCTCTAAATATTTTTTCTTCATAAATATTTTGTAAAGTATCTGTAGATTTATTTTTATTTTTTGTTTCTTTAATTACTTCAATGTTAGTATCATCTACATTTTCCAAAGTATCAGTCTCATAAAAATAATCCTCCTTTGGAGGGTAAAATTTTTGACCCGAGTAGTAACGACCAACATTTGGATCAAAACTTTTACCAGCAAATGGATCAATATTTTGAAGAGGATATCTTTGTGCTGGCATTAATGGATTGGAATAAGGAATGTCTCTTTTTTTAAAATCTTTCATTAACAATTTTATTCCTCTTTCTAACCCTGTTGAAATAGGGTACATTTTACCAAATTCCTTAGGATATAAATTTTTAAGTCTTCTTGTTGGATCTATAAAGTCTTGGTCTTTTGTTTGATCAAAAATTGTTCTTCCTTTACTTGTTAAGACAGGTTGTCCTGTTGAAGTACGTATAATTTTTCCGTCTTTACTTCTAACTACTCCTCCGTCTAATTGAAGAGCTCGTTCAATTCCTAACTTTGTTGTAAGTTTATTTTCTCGTGACCTTAAATCTTTAGCTAAAGATGTATCGCCACCTTTTATTGCCTTGTTAATTCTTCGATCAAGACTTCCTACACCTTGTTCAATGTCTTTAATTCTATCACTTTTTGATTTTGTAGCAGAAGTAGCAATAGCTTTTTCTCGTGGATCTTTTATTTGAGATATAGCTTTTTTTCGAGCTGTGCTTGCTTCTGTTCTTGTTCTTGAAGTCCCTCCTCTAAAATCATCTTTAGACATTACACTACCATTTGTTTAGGTTTTCTTGCTTTAAAAAGTGCTGCTATACCACCGTGATTTGCTTCAAATAATGGTAGTTCAACTTGTTCTAATTTTTCTAATGTTTCAGGATTAACATTCATTCCTGCTGGTCCTGGAAAAGGAGTAGCAGCAGATACTGGTGTTATTATTTCTTTTGGCATTACTTCGGTGTTAGCTTCAGGAATATTTATTTCTGTTTCAAATTCGGCTGAGTCTTCAAAGTCTTGAGTAGTAGGCATAGCCTCTTTTGTTTCATCAAATATCATACTTTCAGCAAGATTATTTAAAAGTTGATTTCCTTCAGGAAGATTATTTTCTGGTATGTCTTCATTTCCCTTTAAATCTAATTCTTTTAAATAGCCATCAAATTGCCACTCTTTTATTATTTCTTGGTTTACTCCTTCTTGAAGATGATCTTTAGCTAGTATGGGATCAATTAAACCATTTTTAGCTAAACTTGTAATAACTTGTACAACTCCTCTTCCGTATACACTTGTTCCAGGTTCTCCTTTAGTTACTTTTAATAAACCATTAACAAAACGAGGCCTAGAAAATGCCTTTGCTAGTGCTGCTGGTCCACCTAAAAAAGTAAGTGCCCCTAATAAACCTGTAGTTTCAATTCCTCCTCCCCCTAAAAAATCAAGAGTTAGAATAGATCCTGCCGCTGAGAATTGACTTAAAGCAATAAAAAGTTTTCCTTTACTTCCTTCTATTCCTCGACTTTGAGCGAGTTCTAAGGCTTTTGCATATTTTTCAAAATTTCTTAATATTTGTTTTCCATTAATTCCAAGCTTATAATTATCTTTAAATACTTCCTCAATAACATCTTTTCCTGCTCCTTCCCATCCAGCCATAAATTTTCTAAATAAATTGGCATTAAGTGTATTGGTGGTAGGATCAAATGTACCTCCTGCTTTTAATCCTTTTACAATAAATGCACCTTGAATATCTCCAACTATTTTTTGAGCAGCTTCTTTGGTAATAATTTTATTTTTAACAGCATCGTCTAGAAGATTATAAAACATTCTAACACGACCTTTTTTCCCTGAAGCAAAAAAATTATCAAAAATTTTAGTTGAATTATCAACCCCTTGTTTAGTTAGGTTCTCATCAAGAGCTTGCAAAACAATTTTGGTATTAAAAGTTTGTTTTCCTTGTTTAAAAACACCATTTGCTGATTTATATAATTTTAAAATATTTTGTGCTTCCTCTTTAGAAAGTTTACTAGCTTTTACCGCAGCATCTAAACTATCTTTCATTGATACACTTGTAGCATTAGCTAAAGTTCCAGCAATTTTATTTACCCATTTAGGAGCAGTTCCACTACTTGTAGCAAAAGCCCCTGTTTTAGATAAAAAATGAGATCGAATAGCTTTAGCTGTTTGAAAATCAACTTTATCAGCTAAACCATCTACATATCTTATTAAATCTTTAACTGCAACATCTCCTATGTCTCCAGCATTTATTTTTATAGATCTTTTTAATATTTTTTTAAGTTTACTAATGTCAATAATATCTTTTTTACCTAAAGCCTTACTTACGGCAACATCCATGTCTTTATAAGCTTTGTTTACTGCTGTCTCATAAAATTTATTTCCATTTGTTAAAAAACTTTTAATAACAGCATCCATGTCTTTTTGTGACACTTTATTAATAAATTGTCGTATAATGTTAGTTTCAAATTCAAGAGCATTTTTATCTTGAGACTCAAGAAAAGTTTTAGTAAAAATTTTTCCTAATGCTTCTTGTGTTTTAGAAATTGTTTCTTTTCCTGTTTGTCGTATAACTCCTCCTCCTAAAAAAGATCCTTCCGCTACACTTTCAAAAAATTCAATAGTGGGATCATCCGTTATTTTAGCCGCTGTTAAAGTTCCTCCTTCTTTTGTAATAAGTTCTTGAGCTTCCTCTGCCCCTTTTACAATTTTTTCTCTTTTGTTACCTTGAGCTAAATTTTTAAAGAAAGGAAATGCTTTTGCTAACACTTGAAATATACCTTCCCCTGTAGCTTCAATAGCTCCGTATCCCATCGCTTCTAGAGCTCTATCACTTAATTGTCCTTCTGTAAAAGGACCAGACCCTGCCATACCGCCTATAAATGCGGCTATCATTTTTGCTCGTGCAGGATATTTAGATAAATACAATGCTAATCGAGGATATGCCGTAGTTTGTCCAAGTCCAGGTACTAAACTCGGTAAAATAACTCCTCCTGCTAAAGCGGCCATTTCTTTTTGTAATTCTTTACTTGATACTAGATTTTCTACTTTTTCCTGTGCCATATACATTATAGCAAAAGTTTTTATATCAACTCCGTCAAAGTTAGCAAAAGGTAGTGAAGTTATCATTGAAACCCAATCATTAAATTCTCCTGGCGCTAAAGGTTCTAGTGGAGCGGGGTAAGCCGCATTTTCTCTCATGTAATTTAAATCATTAATACTTTCTTGATCTAAAATACCTAACTTTTCGTAAATATATTTTTTTCTTACTTCTTTAGGAAGATCGGTTATTTGCGCTGTTGTACTAAATTCTATTGTTTCAACCATATCACTCCTCAACCGGCACCATTATGAAGCCACCTTCACCATTATTTGCTTCTGAAGACCAAACTTTTTTCATTTCTTTACCTGTTGTACTATTAGTATCACTACCAACATTAGAAGGTTGAGTTAGCGTAAACATTTTTTCCCATCTTGTAAGAAGGTTTTGATCAAAAGGAAAATAAGGAACAGCACTATCTACATTAAAGCCTCTCTCAGTAGCAATATCTTTAAAAATCTCATACTGATCATCATATAATGATTTCTGAGCATTAAACATACCGTAAGCCGCTTCTAAGAATTGAGCTTTAACGGTTGGACTTAATAAATCTCCTTCTAACATACTATTGTAAATTTTCCATACACTTGCAGGAACACCACCAGCACTAGCTGCCGTTGCAAACTCTCCTTCACGAACAACGGATCGTGGATCAAGCATCTTCATGTATTGGAAAATAAAGCTTATATCACCCGGACCTGTATTTAAGTTAGCATTATCAATAAGAGATCCCATAAACATATATCTTTCCTCCGTATTCTTCGCAATAGAAGAGTCATTAAATTCTTTTCTAAAAGTATCTTCCACTTTAACTTGAGTTAAATCTTTAACAGGGTTGGCTAAATCATACTCTAATTTTTCAATATCAAGCATTTGTTTTTGCATATCTAACCAAAGTTTATTTTCATAACCTTGTAGTTCAATTTCACCTTTTTCATTTTTAATAATTTGTCCATTAATTTGTTCTTTAACATATTCTAGATCTGTTTTTATTTTATCAATGCCTAATTTTTTCTCCTCAGGTAAATATTCATTTTGTATACTAAGGTTAATGTTTTCTAATCGTTTTTGAGTGTTTTCTAAAATTTTAGCCGCAACATCTTCATCATATGTTTCTGCTTTAAATTTATTTTCTAATTCTTTGTATTCATTTTCAAGAGTAAGGTTTTTACTTGTTAGAATAAGATTATCTATTTCTGCTGATTTTTCTTCAAGAAGAAGAACATTCATATTATCATTAAAATCTTCTTCTTGTACAAGTAGATCTATTTCAGCTTTTAGTTTATCACCTTTAAAACCTTCTAGTTTATCAGCATATTTAGTTGTAACTATTTCTTGTTTTAAATTTTCTTTTGCAATGTCAATGTTAATTAAAGCTTGATCTAATTCTGCTTCTAATTTTGGTCGAAGTGTATCATTGGTAATACTTTTTTCTATATTAGATAAATTTATACTTTGTAATTCTGCAGCTAATAATTCTGGTTTATTTGCTAAAACTATTTCTTGAATCTTATTGTTAAGATAGACACCATCAATTAATGCATCTTTTTCTTCAATTTCTAAATCTTTTAGAATTGCTTTATATTTTAAATCTACTTCATCAATAGCTGTTTTTATTTCTATTTGTTTTGTTTGTTTTTTGACCAGTCCAACATCTGCGGTTACTTTACCTACGGATTCTGCTGTATATAAATCTGGATATTTTATTACTTCAGAGGTTAGACGTTTTACACCTACTAAACTTTCATCTACATCAGGGGTATCGGGATTATCTTTTAAATATACTGTTATTAATGGGTCGTCTGCTTTTTTAAGAGCTTGTTGTAAGGCTAAATTTTTAATTGCTGCTTTTCTCTCTTTGGATATTTTATCATAGGCTAAGGCTTTTTCTCCTATCATTTTTGATCCTTGACCTAAAACATTAGCTAAAGGTTCTCCTTGAGCATAAGCCATGGATAACGGTGCAACAACTGTAGAAAGAATTTCACCTATCATTATGTCTTTATCCGCTCCTGGATCTCCTCCTAAAATATCAGAAAATAATTTATAGTTAGCATCATATTTAGTTCGTAAAGGAGATGCTGCATCTGTATCTTCAGTAACAAGATTCATTAGAAATTCAACTGTATTAGGGTAGGGATCTGAGGCTTCAAAACCAAATCCTTGTTCCTCTTCAACACTTACACCAGAAGAACCAGTGCCACTAGCATACTTTGGGATTTTGCGTACAGCTCCTCCCATTGCATAGCCTACAATTCCTCCTTGGGCTATTCCAACAGGTTCTGTAGGCATTTCTAAACTTCCGTCTTCTACTTGAGCTATTCCAACATTAGCCGTTTCCGTGTTAAGCATTTGCATAACTGGTTGAATTAATGCTAACACACTATCAGGTGTTTTTTCAGCATCTTCTTCCCCTACATAAGCCGCTAATTCTTTTCTTCTATCAGCTTCACTTAAATTATCACCTCTAGTAGATTGCATTAACTCATCATAAGTTTCAGAATTATCTATTTGTTGTCTAGCAGCTTCTCCTTCTGCTATCATTGCAGTACTTTGTTCTTCACTAAAGCCATCCATAATACCTACATTTTCAGCATTTACTTGTTCTCCCATTGGAGGAGATCCTGCTTGTCTAAATCGAAGATCAGGACCTTCTCCTTCTCTTACAACAGAAAATGGGTCTAAAATTTCTTGTCCTAAAGTTGGTTGTTGTTGTGATAAAAAATTTTGTATGGCTTGGAGTAAAGTTTCTCTCATCTTATCTTCTCCGTGTGGACCAGAACCTTCAGCTCTATTTACATAATTCTCCATTTCATTTCTTAATTGATCTTTTATTTGCAATAATTTTTGGTATTCATTTCCACTAGTACTAATTATTCGTTCTTCTGGTATAGAAGGATAAGGTACATCAGGATATAATAAGCTCCAATTAACCTCATCCAAAACATAATCACTTCCTTCTCCCCATTGATCTGTAGGTTTGTCTATAAATTCATTAATAGTATTTATAAAATTACTACCTTTAAGATTACTTAACAATTTTTCTAACCCAGATACTACTTTTTTTCCAAAACCCGCTGCTTTATCTTCTATAGATTGACTTCCTTCAAACATTTCATCTGTAAACTCAATATCATCTACTATTTCTCCTTCTTTAGGAGAACCACTATCTCTTTTAACTACGGGGTATGTTTCACGAACCACGGGCATCGGACCACGAAGAGGTGGTAATGCTGAAGGTCTTCTAAACATTTGTCTATTTAAAACTGCCATTACACTACCCCTAACTTTTTAAGACCAGCTATTCCTGATATAGCCCCTATACCTGTTCCAATTGCTTGTTGTAATGGGCTTACAGAAGGTGCTTGAGCAATACTCAACACTTGCTGACTAGTTGGTGCTCCTTGTAAAATATCGCCGTAAAAACCTAATTGTTGATATGGTTGCATAATTTTTTGTAATTGATTTTGTCGTGCTATATCTGCTTGTTGTTGTGCAAATTGTTGTTCTAATCCTCCAATACCAAGAAGGTTAGATACATCTTGTGCAGCTAAACCTTGTTGTTGTGCACCTAGTCCTGCTATTGCTTGACCAAGTTGAGCTTCTTGTAAACCTAAAGATCCAATTCCTAATGCTGCTAATCGTTGTCTTTCCATTTGATTAGCAACGCCTGCTTGAGCTTGACCAAAATTTTGTAAATTTAATTGAGCTAAAGCTCGTGCTCGTGCATCTTGTAAATTTTCTCCAAGTTCTGCTTGTTGAACTCCAAATCGTGAGCCACCAAATGCTCCTGCTTCTTGTGCTTGAGCTGCTAATTGTGATTGAGCTAATTGACCTTGTTTATTAAGTTCAGACATTGTGGCATCAATAACCGATTGTTGGAAAGGGTTCATGTAAGCATCAAGCTGGGCTTGAGTAGGTGCCCCTGTAATACCGCCTAATTGAGTAATAGCTTGTCCTGTTGTACCTAACCCTGTTGCTGCCGCTTGTTGTCCTTGAGTTAAAAATGGTTGGTATGCACCAATACCTGCTTTTTGTAATGCAATGGCATCTTTTTGAGCTTGTGTTAAACCTGCAAGAATATAATCAGGAAGAGTATATCCTTTTTCTGTAAGAGCTTTTGCCGTATCCATTAACCCAAGTTTACGGGCTTCTATATCGGGGGCTTCTCTTGTAATATATTCATCAACTGCCATTATGCTGCTACTCCTCTAGATTGCGTGGACAATGTACCACCTTTTTCTAAATTTTTCATTACTTCATACATTTTTTTAGCGCCTTCTCTTCTACTTCCTCCTCCTGCATTTTCTACAGCTTTAGCTGTAAATACAAATTCTCCATCACTTAACATAGCAGGAATATCATCACTTGTGCCTGTGCCTGGACCACTTATTTCGCCATTTTTTCGTGGAAAATATTTTTCTGATCCATCAGCTAATTGTATTATTCCGCCTTCAGCAGATGTACGAATAAAATCAGTTGGTAAATCTTCAGTAGGAAGTCCATAATAATCTTGTAAATCTTTATAGTAATAAGGTTTAACTCCTTGTCCTGCTATTTGAAATTCTTGTGGGTCTTGATAATATAATGGATTTAATGCCATTGGATCAGGAGGAACAAATTCTTCTGCTTCTTTTGAAGCGGCCATATATGTTAACAAGGGAGATGTAACTGCACCTGCCATTAATGCATTACCTACAAAATTACCTCCTAAAAGTTTTTTACCGCCCGTTGCCGCAACTTCTTTTGCCCCTATATCCTTTATCATTGCGTTAGTAATTAGTTGTTTTGTTTCCGTGTTACCTTCGGTAAATACTGCTGGGTTTACATTTTTAGATTTTAAGTATGCTACTTCATCCATTCCTGATGCTGTAGTACTTGTATCTGCTGTAACAATTTCTTGAGGACCTTTAAAAAATTTATTTAAAACGTTATATTTATCTCCCATATCAAACCTGCCTCCAATACCTTTTCCAGCAAATCCTCTAAGACCAGGAGTTACACCTGCTAAAGAGCCTATACCATATCCAAGAGCTGCTGCTTTAAGAGCTTCTTCAGGAGATTTTCCTGCTATTAAACTTCCTATACCTGATCCAATACCGGCACCTGCCGCACCACCAATTAAAAAACCAATACCAGCTCCTGCAATAGGAGCAACTTTTTTAACAGTATCTTTTACTTTTTTAAATATATTTTTAACAAATCCGCCAATACCGTATTGAGGAATAGTTTTTAAAAATTTTTCGTCAATCATGCATAATCCTTTAATAGCAACTGTTTTTTTGTTGAAAATGCAAGAAGGCAAGACTTGTAAGAAAAAGCCAATTTATTTATATATTTATAGGGAAAATATTGCTATATGACAATAGATATTTATAGTAAAGAAAGGTAGGTATGGCGAAGAAAGAGAAAAAACAAGACCAAGTATTACAATTTGAAGCTATTAGACCTTTTGGTCCTACTATTGTTAAAGGTAAAATGCCTGAGAGTATAGTTAAGTTATTAGATGATAAAGCTTCAGAAATGTTTGAAGATAAAGAATTTGCAAAAAAATTTGATCACGCACCTCACTTAGCAGGAAATGTTAAACAAGAAACAAGATATGATCCTGAATGGTTAGGTTCACCTAAAGCTCAACCAATGATTCACTTAATGGGTGAAATGGTTAAATCTTATCTTTCTATTCCACCTGCTAATGAAACAATTAGTCCTGAATTTGTAGGTCAAATGGTTATTGAATCTATGTGGGCCGTAAGCCAATGGGCTGGAGACTTTAATCCTTTTCATATACATGAAGGACAATTATCTGGTGTATGTTATTTACGAGTACCACCAAGTTTACCAGATGAATATGCAAGAGAAGATCACTACCCAACGGTAGGTGATATATGTTGGTTTAATGGTCAAGCCGCTACTTTCAGTGGGCATAAATTTCAACACTCTCCTAAAGTAGGAGATATATTTTTATTTCCTCACTGGTTAGCACACGGTGTCTATCCGTTTAGAACACAAAATGAAGAAAGAAGATCTGTATCTTTTAATTTACAGTTAATAAAAAAAGAAGGAGATCCTCAAGTAGGAAATGCTGAAACAGCTAGAAGAAAAGAATTTTATAATAAGAAAAAGTGATTGATATAAATAAAACTCCAATGGTTCGTGTAACATGGGTAGATGCTCGTGACACAGAAACAGGTTGGATAGATATTAAAGAAGTTATAAATGCACCGTTGGCCGTGTGCCAAGAGGTAGGTTGGATGGTTACAAATAATGATGAAAGGATAGTTATTATGAGATCTTATAGCAAAGATAAGGATGATGTTACAGGAGGAGGTGCTATTGCTATACCAAAAGGGTGGATTAAAAAAATAGAATATTTAACGGTAAGTTATGTTGTTAAATAAAGAAAATCTTGAAAGAATAAAAGATAAAAAAATAACTTTTGTTAAAGGATTTATTTCTCCTACAACTGAATATGATTTCAACACAATATCTAAATTAACTGATGATTATTCTTTAGTAGTAAACAATAAACCTATGGATTTAATGAGTCCTTTTAAATCTATATGGCAAATGAAAAACATACACATGGATAAAACTTATTTTTTTACATTTATGGATTTTTTTTATAAAACTTTTAAATACGTTCCAGATATAAAAGATGGGGTAGATTTATTTTTTTCATTTGTAACTAATGTAGGAGCATCACATGTTGATACAGAAGATGTTTTTTTAATTAGTTTACACGGTATTTCAACTTATAGAATAATAGAAACAAATCAAGATTATAAACTAGAATCAGGAGATTTACTTTTTATTCCTAAGGGGGTAAGACACAAAGCTATTTCTACAACACCACGGATTATTGCATCCGTAGGTTATTATGGAGGAAGATCGTAATGAAAAATAAAATATTTATAGGGACACCTTGTTATGGTGGAATGATTACAGCGGATTATTTTAAGAGCTGTCTACGTTTAGTAAACGAAGCTCCTAAGCATAATATTCAATTACAATTTGGAACTATTGGAAATGAATCTTTAATAACACGAGCTCGGAATACTTTAGTTCAATTATTTATGGATGATCCAGGTAATTATACACATCTTCTTTTTATAGATGCTGATATTGGTTTTAGTGAAAAATCAATTTTTAGAATGTTAGATTTTGATAAAGATGTTGTAGCAGGAATTTATCCTCGTAAAGCTATTGACTGGCGAAAAGTAAAAAAAAGAGTTATTGAAAAACCTAATATTGATTTAGATGAACTTCATGCAGCTTCTTTAGAATACAATCTTAATGTAAAAAACCCTGAAAGAATTGAAGTTAAAAATGGGTTTATAGAGGCTGTAGACGGTGCTACAGGGTTTATGTTGATAAAAAGACAAGTATTTGAAAAAATGGCTACAGCTTATCCTGAACTTAAATTTAAATCTGATCAACATTTAAATCAACCTCACGATACTGAATTTAATTATCACGACAATTCAGAATGGAATTATGCTTTTTTTGATACAATGATTGAGCCTAAAACAAAAAGATATTTATCAGAGGATTATGCTTTTTGCAGGTTATGGCAAAAAATAGGCGGAAGTGTTTATGCTGATGTTATAAGTGGTTTAAATCATCATGGCACTTATGTTTTTAAAGGAAACGTAGGGACTCAATTTACAAAATGAGTATTATAAGAATAGTAGACAATGCAGCAGAAGATGCAATATTTAAATTAGCTCATGAAGAAGTAAGTAAAGGTATTTGGAGTTTTTCTAATGATTCTGGTAAAATGGATACAAATATTGGGTTTGGGGCATCAGACTATTGCGATCATGTTAATAAATTAATTTTTGAAAAAAGATTAAATGAGTCTAATGTTATATATAATTTGTGGAATTCTATTAATTCTAAAATTTGTGTAGAAAAAATGTATAAAAATGAATTAAAAAGAATTCATTTAAATTGTGGTCCTCCTCTTCATGATCAAACTGTTCACCAAGATGATGAGGTTACTTTTTCAAAAGATATTACCATTATTTATTTTATTCATCCTACATGGGATTATACTTGGGGTGGTGAGTTTTTAGTTTACGATATTTCTCGTTCTAGGGTTACTGGAGGGTCTTTTCCTATTCCTAATCGGGCTGTGGTTATTCCTTCTTATTTACCCCATAGAGGAGTGGCTGTTTCTAGAATTAGTCCATTCATGAGAATTTCTATTGCATTTCAATGCAATTTTAACAATACTCTTTAGATTTTAATAAAATTAGGTTAAAATACTTATTGCATGCAATTAACTGATTTAAAATTTCAACCTGGAGTAGATAAACAAGATTCATCTTACGCTGCAGGAGATCAAAGAAGATATACTGATGCTCAATTAGTACGATTTCATTATGGAAAACCTGAAAGATGGAAAGGATGGGAGTATCTTCCTAATCCTAATGAAACTGTTATTGGAGTAGTAAGAGATACTCATTCTTGGATAAGTCTTGATGGTACAAGATATTTAGCATTAGGAACAGATAGAAAACTTTATGTGTATTCAGAAGGTTCAATTCATGACATTACCCCTATTCGTGAAACTGCCTCTTTAACTAATCCTTTTGCAACAACTTCAGGAGGAGCAGGAGTAACGGTAACAGATGCTTCTCACGGAGCAATTGAAGGAGATTTTGTTACTTTTACAGATGGAAGCACTAACAATATTGTAGATGGTTTAGAATTTAACAATGAATTTGAAATAACTACAGTTATAGACGCCAACAGTTACACAATTACTTTTCCCTCAAATGCTACAGGAACTACGGCCGCTGGTGGTGGTTCTGTTACAGCAAATTATCAAATTAATGTTGGACCAACTGCATCTACATATGGATATGGATGGGGTGTTGCAACATGGGGATTAAGCACGTGGGGCACACCTCGAGCTACTTCTAGCGTAACTATTGCCGGAAGAAATTGGTCATTAGATAATTTTGGTGAAGATTTAGTAGCTACAGTATTAAATGGTGGAACATATAAATGGGATACATCTTCAGGTTTAAGTGTAAGAGCCGTGAGCCTAGGTGCTACAGCACCTGTTGCTTCTCGGTTTAATTTAGTTTCGGCAGACACAAGACATTTATTTTTATTTGGAACATGCACAACAGTAGCTAACAGTGCTACTCAAGATGATTTATTTTTTAGATTTACTGATCGAGAAAGTTTAACGGTATTTGCACCTACAGCAGAAAATGAAGCAGGATCACTTCGTATTGCTGACGGTTCGCGTATCGTGGGTGCTGTAAGATCAACAGGTCAAATTTTAGTATGGACAGATACATCATTACACGGCGTTCAATTTGTAGGTACACCTTTTACTTTTGGTCAACGACAACTAGGGGCTAATTGTGGTTTAATAGCTCAACATGCAGCTATTGATGTAAACGGTCAAGCATTTTGGATGGGAGATGATGCATTTTATACGTATGATGGGGTTGTTAAAAAAATGCCATGCTCTGTGCAAGATTATGTTTATGACGATTTAAGTTATACTAACAAAAATGATATTGCTTGTGGGGTTAATCCTGAGTTTAATGAAATTATGTGGTATTACCCAAGTTCAAGTGCAACACAAATAGATAGAGTAGTGGTTTATAATTATCTTGAAGGAACATGGTACACTACTACTTTAGGAAGAACTACTTATCTTGGTAACTATACATACGAAAATCCTATTGCTACAGAATACAATGCTAGTTTGACAGCTAATGCTACTACAAGCACCGGAGTGTCCAATACACCAATTGGAGTGACGGCAGGAGCTTCTTATTTATACAATCAGGAACTAGGAAATAACCAAGCTAATGGTACGGCTATTGCAGCATCTTTAACAACAGGATCAATTGAAATTGCAGATGGAGATAACTTTATGTCGGTTAGTAAATTTGTTCCAGACTTTACTTCTTTAGCTAAGGAATTAAAAGTTACAATGACATTAGAGGATTATCCTCAATCGACTACATCTCAGACTACTTCAGGAAATGTAAGTAGCACAACACAAAAAATTAATGTAAGAGGAAGAGGAAGATCAGTTAAATTAAATTTTGTAACCGATGTAGTAGATGAAACAAATTGGAGATTAGGGTCAATGAAACTACAACTTAGACCAGATGGGAGAAGATAATGAAAAAAGGATATCACAAAACTAAAGAAGGAAAAATAGCTAAGAAAGGGTTATGGTATAACATAGCTCAAAAAAGAAAAGCTGGAAAAACTATGCGTAAGAAAGGGGCAAAAGGAGCACCTACTGCAAAAGCTATTAGAAGAAGTCAAGCATAATGAAAAAAGAACATAAAAGTAAAACAGGTGGTTTAACTGCGGCGGGAAGAGCTCATTTTAAAAAAACAGAAGGAGCTAATTTAAAACCTCCTGTAGCTAAAGGAACAAATCCAAGAAGAGTTTCTTTTGCTGCAAGATTTGCAGGAATGAAAGGTCCTATGAAAGATAAAAAAGGAAGACCAACTCGTAAAGCTTTAGCTCTTAAAAAGTGGGGGTTTGGTTCAGCAGAATCAGCTCGTAAATTTGCACAAAATAATAAAAAAAGTAACACTAGAAAAGTATAGATGATTGATAAACCTTTATATGATAATCCTTTAGGGGGTGGCCAACAAGGACCATTAGATTTATCTAAAATGAACAAAAATCCATACAATTCTGAATTTATCGGCCTAGGTAAGGATCAAACAAACTTGTTTGGTTATAAAGTTCCTGATTATGTAATTAAAGAACAAGAAGAGAGAATGAAAAATAATCCTATAAATGTGTATAATATGAAGATGCCCGATGAATTAGAGCTAATATTGTCAGACCCGCAAGGAAGTAATCAATTAGGTGGTCTTAGTTTTCGTCAACCAGGTGATATGGGAAGATATGTTGCAGACAATGATCCTGGAGGAATAGCTGCGGGTTTTTCTAACCTTGAAGATTTTTTAGCTGCGGGTAATTTACCTCAACCAACAGAAGGAGTGAGTCAAGATGTTCTTGGAAATCCAAATCTTATTGTAGATCCTAATGCAGAGGCACAAAAAAAAGCAAATGAAGAATTTTTAAAAACAGCAGATGAGTATCAACGTGGATTTAGAGAATCTGAGTTTTATAAACCTGGCGGTGCGATGACAGCAGATATGGCTGAGTTTACTTATAGCAGTCCCACAAGAGGAGATATCACAATGAAAGGTTCTAGTTCAGGGATTGGTCAATTTGGAGCATATTTAGATTCAATTGGTAAAGGAGATTTATTACAAAGAGTTGGTGGAAGTTTTTCATCAGATTTACTTGGTACAGTTAATCCTAATGATCCTAGTCAACAACTATTAGATGGCACTAGAAGTGTTCAACCCATTGTTACAGGTCCACAAGAAATAACTACACAACAAGCACCTATGGATTCTTACAATAGAGTTGGACAACAGCTCACGGGCCCTAATCAAGTTGGTGATTTTAACAGTAGGTTAAATAAGATAGAACAGGGTATTATGAGTTTATTAAGAAACAGAGGACAAGGTTTTAACAGGGGTTATCAACCAAACTATGGCTTTAACATGGGTTTTGGTTATTCTTTCCCACCATTTGGAGGAATGTATGGCTAAAATAACAATAACACGATTACCAAACGCAACACCAGATTATCAACCAGGTCAATTTGATCAAATGGTACGATTACTTGAA